GCAACGAGGCCCTTCCTCTCGAGTGGGTTGGTCGATGGTGATCAATCCTTAGAGAATCCAGATGGAGGCTCTTCATGTCACGATCTCGCCAACGGAACGATGAGCGTACTATACCTATTCACTTCACTAACAACGTTAGTGGTGGTGAAGTTTGGTTTGACGCTCAGACAGCCACGTTCTTTGAATCATTCATTGACGTGACTGGGTTGCCGGGTGGTATCCACCCATGCAATCATTCCAAGGTGACCCTAGATTATTTTCTAGGGAGCTACAGCTTTCAGGACTCCGCACCGGGGAATTACGTTACAGTAAATCCCTATCGGTACGGCATCCCTCCAGCTGGCACGATCGAGAGCCTCTTCGGACCTCCCTCTTCTGTCCAATTGGCGGGCTTTACTGATAGGGCTTTTGAAGCCCTATCAATACAAGTGCCCCAGGAAGTTAGTTTACCTAACTTCTTGTATGAATTCCGAGAGATCGGGTCTCTTATTCCCGAACTCGGAGAATCCATGGCCAAGACGGTATCTGGGGGCTTTTTGAATTACTCCTTTGGGTGGAAGCCACTCATTGGAGATATTCAGAAGCTTTCGAACCTTATGTCGACTGTAAGGGCTCGTATCGAGTACCTTAAGTCTACATATGGTCGCGAAACCCGCCTCTCTCACTCAGAAGCCTTCGAAGTTGAAGGCGACCTGATGAAAGAGATCGGCGGTTCCCGTTATTACCGCGATTCAGCGAAAGGTATTTTAAGGGCTGGAGGATATCTCTTCCATCTCCTCAAAAACCTGGATTCGCTGGAAGGGACGTTGAGGGCTGCTGCTGGCGCACTGGGCCTAAACAACCCCTTAGGTGTTGTTTGGGAGGCCATTCCATTTAGCTTTGTGCTAGATTGGTTTGGCCGTATCCAGTCTGCCATCGGTAAAACTGCCGTACAACCTTTTGAGGGTGTATGGGAGATTCACCGCCTGTGCTGGAGTTTCACTGTAAGTGGAACCTGGCACAGGGACGTGTACCTTGGAGCTGGTTCAATCCCAGAGCGGGTTGAGCAGCTACGCGGCACATGGCAGCAGTATGGTCGCGAGCCTGGATTGCCTGTGTCTGACTCGTTGCTTGCGAGTACGGCACTCGACACTCGGCAGCAGATGCTTGCCGCCGCCCTAATTCACCAGTCGGTGCGTTAGGTTCGGCTATAGCAGCTGACTGCAGTAATGTCGACATACGATGTCGTATGTCTACCGCGCTGCAGAGCGCACAGGAGTCAAACATGACCTTCGCTTCAGATCTTGTCTTGGATGATGCCGATGGCACCGACGTTACTTACCGTCTTCGAGCTACGCTCCCCGACGGTTCGCAACGTATCGATATCGCAACGGATTTGCGCAACCCTGCACTGCTTACTATCAAGCATAGTAGCACAGGGAAGGGCGCCGATGCGATCGATCGTCACTTGGCCTCATTTACGAGGACCATGACTGACACCAACGGTAAACAAGTTACGTTGACCTGCAACTTTACGTTAGCAGTTCCCCGTAACTCTGTTATCACTAACCAGATTGTCTATGACCAGGTTGCAAACCTGCTAGACTTTCTGAGTGACGGAGCGCTTACTACAGCGTTGTCCGACACTGATGCCATCCAAGCTCTTTTGCGTGGAGAGTCCTAGCATGCATCCTAGGGATCTTTTTGATCCAATAGAAGTGCATGCTATGGTCTTTCCAGGTGATATGGCGGTTAATAGCCGCCTTATCACCTCCCCATATTGCACTACTTCACTTTGGAGTGTTTTAGTGCATTTGGGTTCTCTGATAGTCATCTCTGTTGAAGGAGATGACTATTTTGAGATTTGGGCAAAAGAGGGCGAAGCAACTCGTGTTTGGCGTTTGGAGAGGATACCACAAAATGGTGCCTCTGAAAAGCCAAATCGGAGTTTATCTCCACCTGTGTCTTCAGCTAGTCCAGGACGATCCTCACCGTATCAACCCCTCGAAGCAACTCAATCGCGATCTCGAGACAATGAAGTCCCGAGTAGCGAATGAGGGACTTTCCTTCCTAACCAAGAGTCTTCCCCTACTGGGGAAAGCTCTTGATCATGGTTTGAACGTCCAACGGTTCACCGTCCCTATGGGTTTTAAAGCCCAAAGGGGCAGGAGTACGCCCGAATTTCTTCAGGCATACTTCAACCGCGTCTTCGACGTGGATGGTACGCTCCTGGAAGATGCTGACGTAGAATCTATCAAGTTCCTACGTCAAGTACTCTTCTTCGCGTATAAGCTTGAAATTCCTTTCTCTGACACCCAGAAGAAGGCTGTTCTTGACAGCTTTCTGAGGACTGAGGAGGAACTAGCTTCACTTGATCTCTCGGATGCAGAGACAGTGTTGTCCCTTGCATCCAAGATCACAGTGGGTCTCTTTGAGGGATTTAACCCTAAGGAGATCATACCGCGGCATGGTCCAGGAGCAGTGGCTACTGGTGAATCTCTGGATGAGAAGTGGGAATTCTCCCGCCTCTACGACCAAATTCATCAGTATTACCCCTACTACGACTACTATGTCGCAGGAGGAGGTAATGAGCTCATCGACCGAAGGAACTGGTACCGATCTCTTGATCGACTTAAAGCCGGTCAAGCGAAAGTTGTCCTTGTTCCTAAGGATTCGCGCGGTCCGCGGCTCATTTCTGCTGAACCTTTGGAATACCAATGGATCCAGCAGGGACTCGGCCGAAAACTGGTCCAACTCTTCGAAAGCTCGAAGCTCACGAAGGGTCAGATCAATTTTACGCGCCAAGATATCAATCAGCAGCTTGCGACGAGTAGTTCAACTACTCGTCAGTTTGCTACTCTTGATCTCAAGGATGCGTCGGACAGGGTTAGCCTCGAATTGGTTCGAAGAATTTTTGGAGGAACTCCGGAAGTTCTTCGGGCCTTAGAGGCTACTCGCACGACAGAAACCAGGCTTCCGACTGGGGAAGTCGTCCACCTCAGCAAATATGCACCGATGGGATCGGCTTTATGCTTTCCTGTCGAAGCGTATGTTTTCTGGGTGACTTTGGTTTCTGCGATGGTGCAAACCACTCGCATGCCACTCCAGAAGGTGAGTAAGCTCATCTACGTATATGGTGACGATATAATCGTCCCAACAACATGGGCTGAGCGATGTATACATGTCCTAGAATCTGTTGGCTTACGAGTCAACACTTCTAAGTCATGTATCCATGGTTTCTTCAGGGAGAGTTGTGGAGTTGACGCCTTTAAGGGTGTTAACGTCACTCCGATCCGTTTGAAGAAACTATGGACTGGGCGGCGCTCGGACGGCACTGCCTTTGTATCCTACACTGCCCTTGCTAACAGCTTGTTAGAGAGAGGGTATGTAGGTACCAGCGACCTGATGTTTACCCTAGTCGAGGGAACGTATGGGAAGCTCCCATACGGTACTCGATCATCTGGGTTTCCATGCAGGATCGTCCGCGATCGACAAGTAGCAGAGAGGTTAAACCTTTCCTCCACTCTGTCGAGGTGGCGCAGTGATTACCAGCGACTCGAGTTCCGTGTCCGGTTTTCTTCTCCAAAGAAGACCGGGTCTACTCTCGATGGCTGGCCTCGTCTTCTTCGTGCACTAGTGCACCAAGCAGGCGAGGAACCGTCCAAATTGG